AAGGGCAATTATCCGCAACGTACACTGGCGCGTGCCCCACATGCAGTGGCCCGATTGGGCTATCGAGGGCGAGGTCCGGACCCTGGACGAGTGGGACGCCAAGTGTATCCCAGACAACAGCGCCATCATCTGCCGCAACAACGCCCCCCTGATGAAGTGCGCCCTCACCCTGCTGATGTCCGGGCGCGGCGTACACCTAGTGGGCACGGACCTTGGTCCCCAGTTGGTCAAGGCCCTCAAGAAGTTCGGCGACACCAACATGACACAACAGGAGGTTTTCAATGCCATCGACATCTGGGAGGCGACCAAACTCAAACGTGCACGAAACGCTGGAACCGTTGCTGATAAGGCTGAATGTCTCCGTGTCTTCGCAGGATTCGGCGAGACACTGGGGGCGGCTATTGCATACTGCGAGCACCTATTTGCTGCCAAAGGCCCAATCCAGCTTCTATCAGGACATAAGTCAAAAGGGCTTGAATGGCAGACTGTATATCACCTGGACCCCCACAGAATTCCTTCCCCGTGGTCCAAAGAGGGCGAAGCCCTCGAGCAAGAACGAAATGTCAAGTATGTCATTGAGACCCGGGCCAAAGAGGCCCTCTACTACGTGACTCTCGAGGGGTTCAATGGCGAACTGCGCGGAGGACTGGCCGATGTCTAAAGGTGGTATGCTCGGAGTCGAAGAGATCCGAGAAGTGTTCGACCGGGCGCTCAACGCAGAGATCGGTGTCCGCGTCCCCTGTCGCTCACGCGGCGCAGCAATCAATCTGCGGTCACGCTTCAACTACATTCGGAAGCTCGACCGGCAGGAGAACGCCCAGACCTATCCGCCCGGCCACAGTATGCACGGTAAGTCCCAGTACGACCAACTTATACTCCGTATTCCCGGCAAGTGGGAGCCGGACTCGACTGTACTCTACATCGAGCATCGTGTCTACGAGGCCTTCGAGATAGAGAACGTCCAAGAACTCTAAAAAATCGACATCAGAAACGAAAATAATGGTTGACAAACCTCACGAGTGGGCGCACAATGCCCGAACCATACCGATATGGTTCCGGTCAATGGTATGTATCAAACCCTAGGAGACATTAACATGGCTACCAACGGCAACGCAAACTACGACCAGATCACCATCCAGGGCCATCCGTTCCGGGTTCCGCTGCGCTACGCGGCCGGGCACGTTCTCCTCGAGAACGAGGCCAGCGCCCTCAATCAGACCTTCCACGAGAACCTCCGCAACAATTTCGCTAAGAAGGTGGCCGAGGGCGTTGAGGCTGGTGTCCCGATGGAGACCCTTCAGCAGCAGCTCGACGACTACGCTAACGACTACGCTTTCGGCGTCCGCACTGGCGGCGGCTTCCGTGGCGACCCTGTGATGACCCAGGCGATGAACATCGCTCGCGAGGTCGTCCGTCAGGCTATCAAGTCCAAGAACCTTAACCAGGACGAGTGGCCGGCCAGCAAGATCACCGCGGTCGCCAAGGCTCTCCTCGACACCCAGGGCGAGAACGGCGGCATTATCCAGACTGCCCGCAAGCAGGTCGAGGCCGAGCGTAACAGTGCCCGCGAAGCACTCGCGGGCGTCAACGAGATCATCGACCAGACCCATGCGGGCTAATCTCTCCTTGAGATAGGGCTGCAGTGATGCTACCCCGCCGACAAAGTCCTCGGATAACGCGCGGTCACGAGGGATCTCATGATTGACGTTAAGGAGCCAATCCTTAACCACTGGTATCGGGCGTTACACTCTCCCTTCGGGATAGAGCTTGTAACGTCCGATGCCCATGCTATTCGTTCGCGGCTCTACGCAGTGCGCCGGGACGCCAAGGATGTTGACCTCCAGAAAATTTCCATCTGTTCGAGCCCGTTCGACCCAATGCGACTCTGGCTAGTCAAGAGGGACCCCAGCGATGCGACGCCGTGAAGCTCGTCCAATCACCAAGCACACCCTCAATCTCTACGTAGGAGACTACAACAAACTCCAGATCCTTTACTCCTCTCGTGTTGGCGCGGCCAAAGTGATCCGCGACATAATCCATGCTCACATTCGCAAGATCGAGGAGGATGCCGCACAGAAGATGATCCTTGACCTCTCTGGCGAAGAAGTGGAGCTGGACGCATGACCCAGAGTTTTGTGAAGATGCCAGACATCGTGGAGCGCCTTCGCAACCCCTACAACCACTTCGGCGATGACCGCCACAAGAAGCTGATGGACGAGGCTGCCGCAGAGATCGAGCGGCTGCAGGCGAAGGTGGAAACAAAAGAAAGCCTCGCTCGTCATTGTTGCGACGAGATCGAGCGGCTAAAGGGCAAGCTTGCTGCTGAGCGCGAGCGATGCGTGCAAATACTCAAATGGTATGCGACTGATGACGGACGCCTCATGCAGAACGACATTAGCCTGATAGTCGCCGACATCAGGAGCGAGTGATGCGACAGGAACACTTCATGTCTCTAGTAATCCTCGCCCTAACAGTCTGCATACTTCGCGTCCTCTGGGACCAACTGAGGTAAGGCACCATGCAACAGCTCTACGAAGTTCGAGTGTTCATACTTGAGTCCTCGGGCCCTCAGAAATGCTACAAGGTTATGCTCGAGCATCCCAACGGCGACCGGGAGATCAGCCACCAAACATACTCTACTAGAGATGAGGTCGAGGCCGCAGTGAGAAAGTATGCCGAAGATACTAACGGTACGATCCAACGAGCTAACTGACATCTGGGAGCTACACATGACTGATCGCACAACTATTCTCACGCGCGAGGATGCAGACAACGCCTACGTTCTCCAAGTCACGGTCGATCAACTCCGTAGATACTTTGATGGAGTTGAGATTAACGAGGTGTTACCAGACTTTGACCTGATAGTGGATCAGGCTCAGGGAGACGTCAAGCAGAGCGGTCAACGACGCTGGATAATGATCGAGGTAGTCCCGTGAGCGATCTTTCCGAACTGTTCGACCGCGACCCCCTGCATCTCTCGGATCAGGATATCGCCCAGATCATTGCGCGTATGCGCGAGGCCCAGGCGCAGTACGAACTTGGGGCCAAAGCCGCTCCCGCCGAAAAGGCGAAGAAGTCCACCAAAACTGAAAACCTCTTGAAGGATCTAGGACTATGACAACACACACTCCAGGCCTCCAGAAAACCGCCCTGACTCCGCACGAGAAGCTTGCAGTCGCTTACTACCACGAGTGCTACGGCTTGCCCCAGCACGTCCTGGGCAGCATGTACATGGTCAATCCCGCCCGGATAAACGAGGCTATCCGAGCCGTCCGCGCGGCCTGTGACTTTCCAAAGACACGATCTCTCGATGTACTCGCGGCCGCTGGGATCAATCCTGATCTCGTCGAGTCCGACTAATGGACCAGCACCTCTCTCCCTTCATAGAGGGAGCCAAACTCCAGTGGGCGTGGGATAGCACGTCCCTGGGCTGGCTCAAAGAGTGCCCTCGCAAGTACCAGTACCACATGCTCGAGGGGTGGACCGGGCGCGGCGAGTCTGTCCACCTCGAGTTCGGCATCCTCTATCACGAGGCCTTGGAGTCCTATGAGCGACATCGCTTTGCAAAACTTGATCACGATCAGGCTGTCGTCACCGTCGTCAGGGAACTTCTTGTCGCTACCTGGCGAGACGGTAAGCCCTGGCGACGAGCCTCAGACCTTTCTTCTGAGGACAAGGCTAGTCTCAAAAGCAGGGAAAATCTTGTTCGACTGGTCGTATGGTATCTCGATAAGTTCAGAGATGATCCCGCTCGTACTAGAATGCACCCTATTACCGGAGCCCCGATGACTGAACTGCACTTCCAGTTCTCTATCGGACAATACGCGGGCGGGAGTATGGCCAACGTCGAGTATAGCCTCTGTGGATATCTCGACCGTATCGTGGACTTCCAAGACCAGCCCTTCGTGATGGACCGCAAGACTACCACCACCACCCTAGGGTCCTATTACTTCGACCAGTACGACCCCGACAACCAGATGTCCCTGTATACCATTGCATCCCAGGTGGCATTCAAGACTCCCGTCAAGGGCGTCATAGTGGACGCTGCTCAGATCGCCGTTGGCTTTAACCGCTTTGTCAGGTCGTTCATCTTCAAAACGCCCGACCAGATCGACGAGTGGATGTGCGACCTGCGCGTGTGGCTACGCCAGGCTGAGATGTACGCAACCGAGAACTATTGGCCCCAGAACGACAAGTCCTGCCATAAGTACGGCGGCTGCGCGTTCCGCGGTATCTGCTCGAAGTCCCCACAAGTGCGCGACAAGTTCCTCGAAAGTAACTTCGAGAGGCGCTCATGGAACCCATTGATACCCCGCTGACCAGTCTCACAGACGAAGCCCTGATAAACTATCTTCGGCGCGCAGCCGGGATTTGGTTCAAGAACACTGATCTCCTCCTCTTAGAGGAGTTTATCCGTCGCTTTAACAAACGGAGTCTGCCATGCCCACCCTCGAAAAACACCAATCCTCCGAGTTCACCAAGCTCCTCTTAATGGGTGACTCAAAGTCCGGCAAGACCGGGGCGCTCGCACCGCTCGCGGTGAAGGGCTATAAGCTCCGTATCCTCGACTTCGACAACGGCCTGGACGCCTTGGCGCAGATCATCAAGCGCGACGCGCCAAAGGCGCTGGCCAATGTGGAGTTTCGCACCCTGCGCGACAAGATGAAGGCTACCCCAATGGGACCGCAGGTTGACGGCGCGGCCACGGCTTTCATCGAGGGCATCAAACTCCTCGATCACTGGCCAGACCTTGGTCGCCCGGCCGAGTGGGGACCGGAGTGTATCCTGGTCGTGGACTCGCTGACCTTCATGGCCGACGCCGCCTTCAACTTCCGGGAACCTTTGGTTCCCCGCTCGCGGGATGGTAAGTATGATGTTCGCGCCGTCTACAAAGACGCTCAAGACGCTATTGAAAGTGTTCTTGCGCTCCTCACGTCTGAGTCCTTCAGAACAAATGTCATCGTCATATCTCACGTGCGCTATGTTGACAACCCTGACGGAACGAAAAAGGGTTATCCGACGGCAGTCGGTGCAGCTTTATCCCCTCAGATACCGAGGTATTTTAACTCAGTTGCGCTCGCCCAGACGGGTCCGGGAGGCAAGCGCCAAATACAGACCACGGCGACGGCCATGATCGACCTCGCCAATCCAGCAGCATTCAAGATGTTGCCTACGTTGCCAATAGAGACCGGGTTGGCGACGTTCTTCGAGACATTGAGGAGCTAGGGATGTTTCAATATAACCCTTGCACTGGGCAATTCACTAAGAATGGTAAACCAGTTGGATGGCGGCGTAAAGATGGCTATATCTTCATTAGCCAAGGAAGGGGAAAGTTGTATTTAGCGCACCGTCTTGCGTGGAAGTTTATCTATGGAAGATGGCCAACTGAAATAGATCACTTGGATGGAAATCCAAGTAATAATTCCATGTGGAACCTGAAAGAAGTATCTCATCAAGAGAACTTATTTAACCTAAAGTTCCATAGGAATGGGGGTAAGTCCAGTCGAAAGCGACCGGGTCACTGGCATCCCCGCCAATATTATCTATTCCGGTCATAGGGAGTCTACCATGTCACTTGACAAGGGTGTACTACGCGAGGCCCAGTCGAAGATATCCGAGGCCATTACTATGGTCGAGGCCGTCAAGGACGAGGCCAGGGAGGCCTGGGATGAGTCCTCCGAGAAGTGGCAAGAGTCCGACGCGGGCGTACTCGCAGAGGAGAAGATAGCCGAACTTGAGGAGATCGTCGAGAACCTCAATACCGCCGACTCGTCTATCGAGTCAGTAATGAAATGAAAGGAGTCTAACATGCCTAGCTTTGAAGAGATCCTTAACATGCCAGCATCGTCCATCAAGCCGCCCGAGGCCCTGCCCGTGGGCACCTACCACGCCCTAGTCGACGGCCTGCCCACCCCGGGCAAGTCCTCGCAGAAGCAGACCGACTTCTTGCAGTTCAAGTTCAAAATCCTGAAGCCTCTTCAGGACGTGGACGCGGCGAAGGCCACCGAACAGCAAGTTATCGGTAAGAACATCACCTCGGACTACTACATCACCGAGAACGCGGTGTGGCGGCTCAAGGAACTCCTTGTGGATCACCTGGGCATCGCCGAGACCAACGGCTCGGGCCAGGAGAAGTCCCTCAAGGAACTCGTGGCTGAGTCCCAGGGCCAGCAAGTTCTCGTGAAGCTCCGTCACGAGGCCAGTCAAGATGGAAAGCGTGTGTTCCATCGCGTCGATAGCACAGCGCACGTCTAGGCAGACTCCCCGCTGTGCTAGGCCGGGGGCGGAGGCTCCCGATGTTTCCGCCCCCGGTCACTCTCAAGGAGGCTAGTATGGCACAGACAGCGATCACTAAAATCTGCGCGCACTGTCTCTACTCTATACCGAACGACAAGACTTCAGTCGTCTGCCGAAGATATCCCCCTAGCATAACGAAGGTAGAGAACCTACAGATCACATGCTTCTTTCCTATCTTGGCCCCAAATCACTGGTGTGGAGAATGGAAAGCTCGTCCCCGTGAAACCAAACAGTGAAACATATGGCTAGGCAAATCATTTGCCAACCATACCATCAACTGGGAGTTCTGCCATGACACTCATCGACCAAGAGAAGATCGCCAACGCTATCCTCGATATCAAGTATAACGTACCTAAGACGCCCATGCTCACAGCCGAGGTCCAGCCCTTTGTGGCCCTGTCCGAGAAACTGGCCGACTCGATCGTGGAGGTGTACCAACAGCAACTGACCGAGATACAGAATAAACTCGAGAAGGCCAAGATCGTAGCAAACGACATCCGAAATCTGGCCAAGGATCGAGCTGCCGACATTCAAGACTTTCGCAACCGTGTGGCGGCCTTCAGCAATTCCCTGATCGAGGCCCACGATGAGTTTAACAAGGGAGACGAGAAATGACACTCCACGAGTCAACCTTCGACTATCTGAGGCCAACCGACAACCAGGTGGCGAGTATGACTGCCGCCCGTCAGGCAGCAGCAGATTACGCTCGCAAACTTGATGAACTGGTCCCGGACGGGCCGGACAAAACCTACCTCTTTCGGAAACTGCGGGAGGCAGCTATGTGGGTAAACGTAGCTATAACCCGTGGCCCTGATGGGAGCCCGCGCACTTGACCTCCGGTACTTTCCATATCGTCGCGCTTGACTCAATAGTTGTCAAGCGCGACGAGCGCCAGCGGCGAGAACTATCTGACATAGACGTTCTGGCTGACTCTATCCGCCGCCTCGGCCTGATCCACCCTATCGTGGTGACGCGGGGCGAACTCGAACTGGTCGCGGGCGAGCGGCGCCTTGCGGCGTGTACCAAGCTGGGCTGGACCAACATTCCTGTCCACTACACCGACGAGCTCGAGCCCTCGCGCCTTCGAGCTATAGAGCTCGAAGAGAACATCAAGCGCCAGGACATCACCTGGCAGGACCAGGCCACAGCCGTGCGCGAGTATCACAAGCTACGTCTGGCTGAGGATCCAAACTGGACCCAGTCCGACACGGCCGAGGCCATTGGCGTCACACGGCAGCACATCGGCAACTTTCTGCTCGTGGCCAACGAGATGCTCAGTGGGAACGCCAAGATAGGTGACCTGCCCAAACTCTCCACGGCCATAGGCATAGTCCGTCGCGGGATCGAGCGCAAAGACCTGCAGACCCTCGACAAACTGCACGAGTCCTTCTCTGGTGTGGCCCTCTCGCCCGACCGACCCGAGGACAACATTATCACCGGGGACTTCAGAACCTGGGTCGAGGGCGAAATCGTCCCCAGGTTCAACCTGATCCACTGTGACTTTCCCTACGGTATCGACGCAGATAACTTCCCACAAGGAGGAGCAGCTTCCCATGGCGGATATCTTGACACTAAAGAGACGTGGTCTCAACTTATTGGAGCGCTCGATGTTGCTACTAGGCGCATCACCGCCCCCTCGTGCCACCTCATGTTCTGGTTCGCAATGCGACGAGGAGACGAGCGACTCTACGAGCCCACAGCTAAAGCCCTTGAACGAATGGGCTGGGACATTAACCCCATGCCCCTCGTCTGGCTCAAAAGTGACGGAACTGGCATCATCCCAGACCCCGAGCGAGGCCCCCGTCAAATCTACGAGACCTGCTTTATTGCATCTCGGGGAGACCGCAAAATTGTTAGAGCTGTTGCAAACGCATATAGCGCTCCAACGGTTTCAGAGAGACATATGTCTGAAAAACCAGAGCCAATGCTACGGCACTTCTTCCGGATGCTCGTGGACGAGAATACAGTTATGCTCGACCCCACCTGTGGAAGTGGAAGTGCACTGCGAGCGGCTGACTCCCTGGGTGCAAAATATGTGCTCGGTCTTGAGATCAATGAGGAGTTCGCCGGGCTAGCCCGCGACGCACTAAGTCGTGCACGAGCGCTGAAGCGCGCAGAAGAACGGGCAGTGAGTTAAAGAGCCATATGTTAGATTGGAATTTTTTCCAACTCTGGGAAGTGGAGTCTGCCATGGAAACGTGCCCTGTCGACATTTGGTATCAAGCTTCGGTCATAATGAACGTGATCCAGTTAATCTTTGGGTCAATTCTCTTAGGACTGCTGCGATAATGTCGTACAAAATTGCCCTCGTCGGAGAAGCCTGGGGCGAGCACGAAGAACGTGAGCGTGCGCCCTTTGTCGGCCCGGCGGGCTGGCAGTTAAACACTATGCTGCGCGAGGCCGGGATCGTGCGGGCAGAGTGTTTCCTGACTAACGTGTTCAACTTGCGTCCCCGGCCTACCAATAAGATCGAGAACTTATGTGCAACCCGCAAGGAGGTACGTCATGCGCTCCCGCCGCTATCATCTGGCAAGTACATCCGTGATGAATTTCTCCCTGAACTCGAAAGACTTTACGCAGAACTTGCTGCAGCTAATCCAAATGTCATTGTCTGCCTCGGGGGAACTGCCTCCTGGGCAGTACTACGTGACGGTAGAATATCGAAACTTCGTGGGACAGTCACGAGTTCCCCCATTCTGGCAGGCAAAAAGTGCCTCCCAACCTTCCACCCCTCCTACATCCTCCAAGGAGGATACGAAGCCCGACACGTCACAGTCCTCGACCTCCAAAAAGCTCGACGAGAGTCAGAGTACCCCGAAATCCGTCGTCCTATCCGTACCGTCTACACCGAGCCTCTTATCGGCGATCTCGAGTGGTTCTACACCAACCACATAGAGCCATCCAAGAGGATGGCAGTGGACATCGAGACCCGGGACGAGCGCATCACTTGTATAGGGTTCGCCCCGGCCACGGATGTGGCCCTGGTAGTTCCCTTCGAGGACCTGCGCAAGACAGGCGGGAACTACTGGGGCTCCGTCGAAGCTGAACTTGCCGCGTGGGACTGGGTAAGGCGTACCTTGGGTTCTCCGGTGAACAAGGTGTTCCAGAATGGACTTTTTGATCTACATAGACTGTGGAGGACATACGGTATTCCAGTTAGAAACTGCGAGCACGACACTATGTTACTCAGTCATGCCCTCCATCCAGAGTCTCCCAAGGGACTTGCCTTTCTGGGTTCTGTGTACACTGACGAGTCCGCCTGGAAACTCAACATCCGACTCAAGCACAAAGGAACCATAAAGAAGGAGGAGTAACATGATCCGGCCAGTTCCTAAGAAGAACTTCCCCTTGCGAGCCTTCCGCGACCTCCGAAACTTCGGTCGTCCCACACAGAAGGCTATCAACCACATCCAGATGGCCCGGCGTAACAAGCGCATCAAGATAACCCTCGCCCCTATCAAGGGAGTCTGACATGCCTATCCCTGCCGCTATTCTTGCCCGGATCATCAGCAGCCTGGGTGTGGCCGCGGCCGAGGGCGAGGAAGGCTCGGTCCTGTCCCGACTCGCCGCGCAAGCGGGCATCCACCTCGAGGGTGAGGACGAGAACGATCTCAAGATCACTATACCCGTGGACAGTACCGCCATCAACGAGATTGGCTACGATGGACAGGGCATAATCAGTGTGACCTTCCGTCGGGGCGGATCACTCACCTACGAGTTCCCCGGCACGCCCGAGGAGTTCCTGGCGTTTGCCCTATCCCCCTCGAAGGGAACCTTCTTCAACGAGCACTTCAGAGACCGCGCATGAAGTCCACCCGCACGGACCTGCTCGAGCCCGGCTGGCCTAAGTCCGAGACCGAACGTCTCTGGATATACAACGGCCTGGACTGCTGTGTAACCCTCGAGGTTCTAGAAGCTTTGCTTCCCCAACTCGACAACCTGACCACGAGCACCTATACACTCTCGCGTAACCTTCAGGGGCCAGTCCTGGAAATGAACATGAGAGGAGTACTCATAGATGAACGCGCGCGCCAGCAAGCCATCGACAATTATCGAAGTGACAGCGACCGACTTGAACGGAACCTCTACCGTATTGTTCACGAGGGCGTTGGATATGTCAACTTCAGAGATTCGGGAAAGACTAAAGCCTGGCGATCCAACAGCCATGTCGCGGCTCTGCTCTATGATGTACTGCGTCTCCCAGAGGTCCGAAAGAGAAACGATCGAGGCGAAATGGCCCGCACCGTCAACAGAGATGCTCTTGAGCGCCTTCAGATACACTTCATTGGGCAGCCAATCATATCCCATATCCTTACTCTTCGAGACTTTGGTAAGAAAATTGGAGTCCTTCAAACGAAGATTGATCGCGATGGCCGCTTGCGTACCTCATACAACATTGCAGGAACGACGACTGGTCGCTTCTCATCTAGCCTCAATGATTTCGGAAGTGGAGGAAATCTGCAAAACATCGAAGAGCGCCTTCGCAAAATTTTCATCGCTGACCCAGGGATGAAGTTTGCCAACATCGACCTCGAGCAGGCCGACTCCCGCAACATAGGAGCACTGTGCTGGAATGTTTTTAGAGACCCGAAATATCTGGATGCTTGCGAGTCCGGTGACTTGCACACCACAGTCGCTCGAATGTCCCGACCTGAGATGCCCTGGAGTGGAGATACAAAGGCTGACCGTAGGCTGGCCGAACAACCATACTACCGTCATTACGGGCTTCGGCATATGTGCAAAGTGCTTGGACACGGTACAAACTACATGGGTTCGCCGTTCGAGATGTCCAAGCACACCAAGATCGACCAGTCGACGATCAAAGAGTTCCAAGCGCTCTACTTCCAGACGTTCCCGGCCATCCCGAGGCTCCACGGATGGATAGCCCAGCAACTGCTGGACACCGGGAACCTCGTTACGCCCTTCGGCCGCAAGCGCTGGTTCTTCGGCAGGCGCGACGACAAGGATACTCTCAAGCAGGCCGTCGCGCACATGGGCCAGTCAATGACAGCCGACGAAATGAACTTTGCCATGTTGGCGCTATGGCGCCTCGACATAGTAAACATTATGTTACAAGGTCACGACTCAATACTAGTCCAATATGCAGAGGATAAAGAAGATGAGATCATACCACGTGTACTCCAAGCCATGAGAGTCCCGCTCGAACTAGAAGGGGGCCGGCAGTTCACAGTTCCGCTAGATGTAAAGGTCGGGTGGAACTGGGGTCTAGCCAACGAAGAAAACGCCGACGGACTCTCGAAGTGGCCTGATGCTCGCACCGGCAGGACCAAGACGGCTGGGTAACTGGGTAGACACCTACATGGAGTACACGGAAATCCTTCCGTCTCCTCCATTGTTCCGTAAGTGGGCTGCCATATCGGCCGTAGCTTCAGCGGTTGAACGTAAGATCTGGGTCCGGACCATGGGCTCCGACCTATACCCAGGCTTGTACATCATCTTAGTGGGTCCGCCCGGGGTCGGCAAGGGCCAGGCCATACACCCTGCGGAGTCTCTCCTCCGCGAAGTCCCAGACCTTCAGGTTGGCCCGTCGGACATGACCACAGCATCGCTGATCGACGCCCTGCACGCTGCGGTGCGCAGGTTCATTCTCCTGGGCAACCCGCCCTTCGTGGAGTTCAACTCCCTAACTGTCATCTCTCGTGAGCTAGGAGTACTCATTCCCTCCTGGGAAACCTCCCTCATGAACAACCTAACGGATATCTACGATGGCTTCACAGTCGATCAGAAACGACGAGGTAAAGATCTCCACATCAAAATCAAGGCTCCACAAATTAACCTTCTGGGAGCGTGTACTCCTTCATACCTTAATGAAGTCCTTCCTGCGGGAGCATGGGATCAAGGTTTCATATCAAGAACTTTCCTCATATATTCCGGTGAGCGTGTCGTACGAGACCCATTCGCTGAGGATGCCCAGGCCGATCTCACAGAGCGCCTGCGTGGTGATCTCTTTCACGATCTCAAAACTATAGCCCAAGAGTATGGGCAGATGAAGTTCACTACGCCCGCCGCGGCCGCACTGAAGGCCTGGATCGCGAACAAGTGTGCTCCCGAACCCAGCCATCAGAAGCTCCAGTTCTACAATGCGCGCCGGATCGCACACCTCCTGAAGCTGTGTATGATCTCTAGTATCTCCCAATCGGGCGAGAAGGTGATTGGCCTGGAGCACTACCGCGAGGCCATGAACTGGCTCGTCGAGGCCGAGACGTACATGCCAGACATCTTCAAGTCAATGATCTCTGGCGGGGACTCGAATGCTATGGAGGAGGCCTGGAACTATACCTGGAACCTCTACTCCAAAGAGAACCGGCCCATCGCAGAGCACCGCATCATACACTTCCTACGCGAGCGCGTGCCCGCGCACTCTGTCATGCGAGTACTGGAGATCATGATAAAGTCCCGGATGATCGAGGTCATCGTGGGCAGCGGAGGCTTCCAGGGCTACAAACCTACTTCAAGGGAGGATCGTCTGACAGGCGGGCCGACTGCTCCCTAGCAGTAGACTGCTTCAGTCCCTCGGCCAGGCCCTCAGCTCGACTGGCCTTGCCCGTCGCGAGTACGAGTGCGTCCTTCATACTGTTTGTAGCCTTCTCGATTGTAGCGATATCATTCCTAGCATCCTTGATCTGATCGTGGTTCTTGAAGGCCAGGAAGGCCGTGAACAGGTTCGCCAGCGCGATGACTGCCAAGATGATGTTGTTCACTATATTGGGATCGGTCAGCATCTGTTATCCTAACATTGATAGCGGTGTGGGAACTCTGATCCTGGGATCAGTGTGATGACTGGCCTGAACCAACCCCCTTTGTTATCCAGTCCGTGGTGCCGGTCGATCACCTCGAGAGCGTCCGAGGGATATCGCTCGCGCATTACCTGAGTCCCTTCGTCACTGATAGTGTAGTGGGCTAGACCAAGCAGGTACGGTACGTACCCTGGATGGAAGCCCAGCACCGCATCCTTCTCTAGACATGTGTTGGGATAGCCCAGGACCATCGTGCAACTGCTGTAGCACGCCCCGCGGACTACTACCCGTACGTTGTCCTGATAGAGCTTGTCGTACCGGCGAGTGTAGGCCACTATGTCGCCGCCACCATCTGCGTCGATGTACGTAGTCTTTATGACCGCCGCGCCACCAGCGAGCGCGGCAACTGCTATGCCAACGGCAGCCCCCTTCTTGACTGAGGGGATCATCCGCGTGCCCTCTCTGCTGCATCAAGTGCCACACGAACGACATTGAGTAGCATCTGTCGGCCTTCGGGACTCTTGAACTTCTCTACAACCATACTGTGAAACATGAAGTCGTGAGAGTCCAGCTCCTGTACGAGCCGGGCGTACGCCGCGTCGAACGCAGCATTCTGTTCCTTGACCGTGCTCATCCGTCGTCCCTCCTTGTAAGGGCTTTTTCCGTGATCTGCTTCGCATTATACGCTTGCTGTTGCAGATCGAGTTCCTGTTTGAGTTGCTGACCGCGCTGGATCGTCCGATTGACGATCAAGACGATCAGCACGACAGCCGGGCCAGCACCCAATGTAAAAATGGCAAACGCCGCTGGTCCCCCCATCTGCATGAAGTCATGGAACATCTGTTGCTCCTAGATGTTTGTTCATCAGACCCATCAGTGCCGTCTGAACGAGGTTCCCAGCCCAGCCGTCCACGGTCAGGCCCAACTGGGCCTGAAAGGCCTTGACCGCCGCGGCAGTCTTGGGACCATAGACCCCATCGACTACCAAGTTGGGACTTGGTGTCACAAAGGCATTGAGCCCGCCCTGTATCCACTTGTTGAGGTCCGTGTCGTACTGGGTCATGGCCACCGCAGCAATGTGCAGCGCGGGTTTGACCCCGGGGAACAGCAGTCCGCCAAGGGTCTCGAGGGGTTCCGCCAAGTGTGGAAGAGTCTCTCTGATCTTACTTACTATGTCGTCGTTGTTCTGCGCTATGGTCACGATACTGTTGATTGCGCTCGCCGATGACATCAGCATCGGTATCAGGGCTAACCAGTTCATGTTCAATCCTCTCTAACAAAGTGTATAGTTGGGTCCATCTCAGCCAATACCTTCAGTATTGGCGCTACTCCCGGTTGAGTATCCCAGGTCGTGGCCGAGAATACTCCATCCTTCACATACTTCCCAGCACGTTGGACACTCGTACCGCCCCAAAGATACGGAGAGGGCAACCCCCGAAGTTCATAGCCCGTCCCATTGTACAACTCCATATAGTAGAGTTGCTTCTCGAGGCGCCAGTCCCTCACACTGGTCAGTCCGTCATGCTTGAGCGACCAGACTGCACTCTCTTCGAAGTTCTGGAACGGCCCAGAAATGGGAATGTGAGTGGACCTTCGATCCCAGGGATCACCTTGCGCGAGCGACCGAGAGAAGTCATTATTCGACTCTCGCAGGTGGATCAGTGCAATCATGTACCAGGGTACGCCCGTCCGGGCTTCGATAGGAGTGTACCTATATTTCAGTGCTATGAAATGATGGGCAATGTTCTCGAACTCCCGGCGCCGCCCGGGCTTGATGACCATCGAGTCCCACTGCTTAGCATACACTGGCCACTTGAGAGAGTATCTCATCTAGTCCACCACTGCTATGGAGCCGAGCACTAAAGGTACTATCTCCGCGCCATCATCCAGTAGGAGGATGACCTCGTAAGTGTTGGGATCGAGAGCCCCCATACGATCCGCCGAACAGGTCCACTGGATGATCCCGAGCGAGGGCAGAGTGATGTCCCCGTTGGTCATAGTGAGGATCAACTCGTCGAACTTGGTCGAGGGATCCTTCAGCTTCAGGGTGATCTCGGTCAGAGCAGAGAAGTCATAGAGACTATCGTCCTCGATACTCGTGACCTCTATGTTATCTGCCCAGGTTCCGTAGATCGTAGTTGGCGAGAGCGGGCCAGCGTACATGGTGTGCCTCTAGAGTTTGATGAACCAGGTTACCATCCGGACTAGCGGCATGTTGTCGAAGGCTGTACCACTCCCCACTGAACTGGTAGTGAACGTATGCGAGTGCGTCCCGTCGGAAGTGATAGTGAATGTGTGGGTGTGCAGTGCGGACTCCGCATTGCTCGTGAAGGTGTGCGTATGTGGAGCACCCTCGCCCGGCGTAGTGTTCAGTCCGACCGATACACTTGAAGTATTTGGCCCGCCCGTCCCAGCTGTGTACCCAGTGACAGCCGTCAGACCGCCGCCGGAGGCAAATCCACCTAGGGTCGTTAGGGCGGGTATAGCATGAACGTGCGCGTCGGTGATACCAGTGTGAGTATGCTGCGTGGCCGCACTGTCCGTCGTTCCAGTATGGGCGTGCGCGGGGAACTCCGTTGAGGTAGTGTACGCCCCGCCGTGAGCATGAGAGCCATCACTCGAGGTCGAGCCCGTGTGCGTATGGGCTGGTATGTTGGCCGTGGCGAGTGTCTTGGCATTGGCACCAGCCAGCCCGGCCGCGATGATAGCGCTCCCTACCGAGAACGTCTGAGCAGCATACGCCCCGGCCGCGGTCGAGCCCATATCGTCCAACCCTGCCATAGTGGTCCCGCGCATGTCTGGCAGGGTAATCGTTTTGTTCGCTGCAAAGTCAACCGCGGCGGAGCCCCCACGGCCACTGGACACTGGCGCTACCGCGTCGGTCAGGTTGTTCCACAGATACGTAAAGAGCGTACTCGTGTCCGCGTTGGCTCGCTCTGTGGCCACTGAGGTGGCCGAGCCGATCGTCCGTCCATTCAGCCGAACGTACCCTGTCTTAGTAGTGTTGACAAACTCAGCGTGGATCATCCCTGTCTGCACCGTGTTCAGTGGGTCCACTGTCACAGTCAGATCGACCGGGTCTGGATTAGGGATGTTCTGAGTGAACGTCAACTGTACATTGTTCGCGTCCGTGACCTGCACATCATACGCCAGTATGTAGGGAACGAACACGTCAGGCCAGCGTCCATTCGCGTCGGCCAGCAGTGGATGCGGATGTGCCGCGGACGCCCCTGCATCCTGAAAGACTGTCAGGGCTGTGGTAGTCCCGCCCGTAAAGAAGTAAGCCTTGGCGCCAGCGGCGCGAATGTCATCGGCGTACCGCTCTACCGTGCCCGACCTGTTCCAGAGGCTGCCCATCTCTATGGTCCTTTCAAGACGTCACTGAGGGTCAAATCTGTCCCCAGGTTATTGTTCAGATTGCGAGTCGCGAGATCGAGCGAGGCCTTTGCCTCCGGACTGAACTTAGCTCGTGCGGCCCGCTCGTACACCCTCACCCAGTTAGCCACACTCGCGGCCTTGCCGGGGGTAGATAGGGCCCCTTTCATGGAGGGTAGCGCCGCCTCGAGGGCGGCGATTGGTGCCGTCGTGCGAGCAGTTACAGTATTGATACTCTTGATATGTGGTTCGATCGCAGACTGCATCGCCTGCTCTTTGGCACTCAGGTTGGAGGGTGACTCTGGATTGAGTCTGTCCTTCAGTTCCACACCCTTTCGCACGGCTCCGAACTCCCGCACTAACTGCGGCGGTAACAGTGGCGATGGCGGAGGCGAAGGTGTTACCGGCCCGGGCATCTCGATGGGTGCGCCCGTACTCTCCGGGGGCATCTCTCCAGTATCCCGTAGTCGTTGAGCTACCCGTTTGGCCTCGGCCTGAGCCCTGAGAACTTCTGGTGACTGCGATCGAGGAACTGGCTGATACTCTAACTGGAGTGGTGGAGGTGGCGGCTCGGGTACTGTCCTCGTTGGCATAGTTGGAGAGCGGGGACTGGTCCGAGCGAGCATACTACCCCATACTGCTTCGGGGATAGCATTCTCTGGATGCTGTACCAGGTCTGGACGTTGACCCTGCGCGGCTTCGCCCGCAGTTCGGACCAGTCCAATCAATCCGCTGATTGGCCCTTTAGGCTCGACGTTCTTCAGGAACCGTTGAACCTTGGAGTCCTCCTCGATCGGAGTAAAACCCTTGGGTACCGGGAACTCCTTGGACTCGTCTATCGGAGTGAACCCCTTCGGCACAGGAAACTCTGCGGGTGTATCAGGCGTAGGCACTGGCCCCGCGATGACCTTAGTGGGATCGAGGAACCTCTCGCGTGTTCCGGGCATAACTGGTCGTCCGGGCGGGGGCTGTTGCTCGATATAGTCTCCCATCGGGTCAGAGCTGAACGGAGCAAACCGCTGCCGGAACGTATCCACTGATGGATCGACCGGGTTGAGTCTGCCTGCTCGCCCGAGCGCGGGCGGGATCGTATCTGACTCTAGTTGGTCAAAGCGAGTTGCCATTGCCTTGCTCCGGGACCATAGTCCCATCTGGACCCATTATGTAGATACCGCCATCTGGTCCTCTGAACCTCTTGTTTGGAGGTGACGTCCGCCGAGAACTTGCCGGGGGAGGTGTCTGTGCCGCCTTCGCCTCCTCCTGAAGAGCCTTGTCGATCTTGAGTCTCAACTGAGTTGGATTACCGTTGCCGTAGGTGAGTAGCCCCTTGTCACCATACTTCTTAGCGACCGCGTCCTGAACTCTCTGGTCCATTCCAACTGTAGTCGCCCGCGGATTGTCCTTGAGATAGTCCCGAGCAACCTGGGCCTGGAGCTTGTACCGGTCTGCGACTTCACTCATGAAGCCCATTACCTTCTCAGAACCACCCTTGGTCATGAGCAGACTCGAGAAGGCATCGGCCATATACTTGCGGTCTGGGTCGGATATCTGACGACCGAGCCCGCCGAGCATTGCAATGACAGCCTGATTGCTTATGGCTCGATAGGCCTCACGGAGTGCAGTGGGCTCAGTGATATTCTTTATTTGCTCTGGCGAAAACAGTGGTGGTACGCCGATTGATTTGAGCTTGTCGTTCACCGAGCCAATCAGACTAGTGACCTCGTCGATATAGCCAGGCTCGCCGGGCGCGAACCTCGGGTTCTTCGCTATATTAGCTAGGGCAGCTACCGAGTGGATAACCTCGTCGGCCTTCTGGTCCTTGCCCCGGTAGTCCTTCTCGTAGGCATCGTTGGCCTTCAGAGCCAGCGCAGGGGCATTCTGTGTATCAATCTTCCAGTTAGTATAGGTCTGGAGTGGCAGGCCATTTTTGTAATTATCGGCCTGCTCATTATACCATTCCTTATACTTCGGTTCGAGTGTAGGATCGCTGTTAATCTTGTCCTTGTGGGCCTGGGCAATTGCCGCTCGTTGTGCAGTAGCCCTTGGTCCCATCTGTGCCTGTGCAGCATTCAACGCGGCCGCCTCACCTGCACTCGCCGAGCCTGGAGCAGGAGGCATGGTCGGAGTGGCCTGCGGCGCCGGAGGCGCTTGCGGAGGCGGCGGGGGTGGGGGTAAACCCCCTGCACCCAAGAACGGTACAGCACCCGTGGGGGGTGGGGCGGTGTCTGGTGTCGGCGGGGGTCCGGTCAGTTTCATACCGGCCATATCAGGCGGAGGCGCGGCTTCCGACTGTGGCCCCATCTGCGGTACTCCCGGCGGAGGTGGCGGCAACTGAGAGGGAGACAGACCCTGTGGCATTGGTGCTGGCCCAGGAGGGGCCGCTGGAGGCTCTGGGAACGAGGGTACAGGCGGACCCTCTCGCAGTGGAGGTGCTCCAGGCGCTCCGGGTGCCCTGCCGCCGAGAAGTGCAGATACAGCGGGGGCAACACTTCCTATGTAGGATACGTCTCGAGCCCGCGTAATGTCAGCATTCTCGCGGGCCTGTGCGGCAGTCGAGAGTCGCATACCAGCCTCGATCCCGCCCTTAGTACCCAGGGCGAAGGCCCTCGCCGCTGCATCGCGCAAGTCCTTAATACTCCCGGACTTGAGTGTGCCGAGCGTATCCTTGAGCTGCTGCGACTCCTGTGCAGCAGTATACGTCTCTGGTAGATCGCCCAGGATACTGAAGTCGATCTTCGGCAGATGCAGATTGGGAAACATATCAGCCATGTTAGCCACCTATCCTGGGATACGGTCCCACCGAAGGTCCACCACCGGCGGGTAGCAGTCCTGCGAGTGTCGTGGGCGATCCCGCTGCAGCCTTTGCCGCGTTCAGTCCTAGGTTCCACAAGTTGGTTGACCCGTACATATCCGCTGTGCCTTCGGCACCGTAGGTCGAGCCGTAGAGTGGGTTCTGTTGTCCCGTGTAGTTGGTCTGCAGTTGGGTCATCTGGCCCAGCAAGTTGGCCTGCTGTATCGCCGCCTGCAGATCAGCATTGGCCGTTGCCGTCCCACCTGTCATGGCGATGTCGCCCAGCGTCTTACCCGTCCCGGTGTAGACTCCAGAGATATCCCGGCCACCCTGAGAGTACAGATCGGCCAGCCTCGAGCCCGTGTTCATATAGATATTGGCCGCGCCCGTGCCACCTGCGAGGGCGGCATTGGCTCGACCGCCAGCCGCTGTTCCGGCCCCACTCAGGGCCAGTGGAGCATAGAGTCCTTGCCGGGCCCGCAGGGCCGCCATGTAGTTGTCCCACTCCTTGTTAGCCGCGTTCGTAACATACTCGCCCGCGGCCGCTAGAGTGTTCCCGCCCGGAGCCATCCCCGCTGCATTGGCCCCGCGAACAACTCCCTGTAGACCCTGTTCGGTGGAGAACTGATATCCCGGACTTGTAGTGAACGCCGCCCGCGAGCGCGCAATTCCTTCGGGGCCATTCAGCCCCAATGCATCAGCCTCTGCCTGCGAGGTCGAGCTTGTATATCCACTGTACTGATTAGAAATATCAGAGACCGGATTATACGCTGCGCCTGCTGCCGTAGCACCGCCTGTAATAGCCGCTAGGGCCGGATCGACCGCACTCGTCAGCGCATTCGCCCCGGCGTACTGTCCACTCTGCAGTGCGGCAAGCGCATTGGGCTGAGCGCCCTCGACATAGCCCGTCGCGGCGTTCACACCTCCTGTGATGGCGTTGGTCGCCCCTGTGGCACCAGCAGTCAGCGCTCCAAGGCCCTGCCCTGTATTGCCAGAGATGTTCTGGGTAGTCAGAGCGTTCTGTGTATCCAGGTACTGGCGCTGCTTCGCCGCCGCGGCCTTAATCGGATCACCAGTGAACGCATTCGTAAAGATATCTGTAAGGGCCATTGACCCCTCCTATCTGCGAGCCAGCTCGGCCTCGAGCCGCTCCACTTTCAGTGACAAATCCTTAATGGCCTGCACGAGCAGGGGCGTTATCCGGCCGTAGCCCATCATCCAAGGTGCCTTCTGAGGATCATCCCCACCAGGAGTAACAGCCTCAGGATAGATCTGGAACACATCCTGGGCTGCTAGACCCTGTGCCCGATCCCCATCAGGCCCATAGTCAATCACTCTTAACTTCAGGAGATCACTCAGGCCACGTACTGTCTCTCTAACATTGGACTTCAGTCTGATATCCGAGGTCTGGTTGTAGTTTACTGTTCGTGTCCCGGCCGCATCAGCACGGACAATCGCCCCGCACTGAGTATTATTGGGCGTAACAAGGTTCACAAATACTGTCGAGGTGTCGGTAGTACTAGCATTGTTCCCGGCCTGTAGAATGATCCCGTGATCTCCAACAGCATTATGAGTGTTCCCTATCGTAGCCATGAAAGTACCAGACAGGGAGGCTGTTATCGTCGAGGCTGTGATCCCGCCCGATATGATCAGAGAGTTCCCGTTGAAGCTCAATCCCCTGACCGAGCCCGTATCGTTCCGAGTGATTGACCCGCACAGGTTCGCAGAGGGATCAAGGAAGTCTATAAAGACTGTACTGGTGTCCGAGGTCGTGCTCGCGCCGCCAAAGATCACTATTCCGTGGTCGCCCGCAGTATTATTCTGGTTGCCTAGGTTCACACCAAAGGCGTTGTTGATGTTTCCCAGAATGGTACTAGTCTGATTGCCCTTGATGGTAGTCGCGTCCCCTGTGAACCCCGTAGTCGTAGGTGGGCCAAACCCATTATCATAGAAGTTATTGTCGAAGATCACCTTCACTCCGCCTGCGTTGTTCACACAGGATTGCGTGGCGCCGACGAACTGATTGCTGACAAAGCAGTTGCCCGTAACGAGGATATCATGCGCGGTGGCCTGGATGATCAGCGGCACGCTGGCATTCACACCACTACCATTACCAAAGAACCCTGCGATAATGTTGTTAGCAATGAGCGTTGCGGTAGTCGCTGCCGTCCCGGCCAGGCTGATCCCTGTGAGCTTGGTCCCAACCGTACTCGCACCGCCGGGCCAGCCGGGCGCGACCATCGAGCAGTTCGTGATCTGAACGTGCTTGGTCGTGGCCAGAATGATATAGCCTGCTGGCCCTGTTACCTGAGCCATGTTAAAGTTGGAACTGTCGATCTGAAGAAACGCTACCGCATTGGTCATTGTAATAGCATTGGAGTTTGTAGCATAAACACCAAACTCGCTATTGACAATCGACACGGCACTGTCGAGGTTCGACGAGCCTCCAGTTAGGTTAACTCCTACTGTGCAGCCATTTACCTGACATGCCGTCAGATACATACCCTGCACGAAGTCCAGCATCAAGATGCCGTTCGTAAACTGATTGATTGCACAGTCATTGAAGTATAGTCCCGTCGCGAAGTTCGAGCTATTCGTGCCCTCCCAGCTGACTCCCGTGCCCGCGACCGCTCCAGTACCGAACATCGAGCATCCAGTGAACTGGACGTTCGAGACATCTGCACACTTAACACAGATCCCCCATCCGTTCGAGCCCACTGGGCCATCGCTGCCCATGAAGTTAACTCGAGTAAACTCGCTGTATGCTGTGTACGCCCCGTTCAGACTTCCGGACTGGTTCAGGAACACACCAATCTGACTCGGCGTGCTGTCCGCACTGATAACAGAGATATCCCTCATATGGAAGGACTGTGCAGCAAGCGAGGTATTCGAGTTGAAGTTGATCTTCAGTCCGTCCACGGCCGCAGGCCAGAGCAACCATGTCGCGTCAGACCCCTCACCCAAAAGAGTAAGATCGTAGAGTGCATTCAACACCATACTGACCGTTTGCAAAGATGCAAACTTATAGCTTCCTCTCGGAAAGAAGATCGTGCCGCCTCGCGAGCCTATGGCAGTTATGGCTGTGGTGAAGGCCCCCGAGTTATCCGTAGTCCCATCTCCAACTCCGCCACAGTCAGTTACGAAGTTAAGATATGTCTCTGCGGCCACGATCGAGCTGCGTACGAACGCAGTCGTAGCAATAGAGGTATCATTGTCGCCCGCTGCAGGTGTCGGGGCCTTGGGATCGCCCGTGAAGGTGGGCGACGCAATCGGAGCGTAGGGCGACGTCAGTCCCTGGAGCGTACTCGCATTTACCCATTGAGCCAGTTGGCCCGCGACGGGCACCCCACTGATGCCGATCCCGCCCGCAGACAGTGTAAACTGTTGCAGCCAAGAGTACCACTCCGGCGTCCACCTCCGGTTCTTATCGACCACCTCCGAGAAGGGGTCACGAGGTGCTGGGATCGTCATCCTGAAAATGACCTCGGTTCAGCTTCAACCACGCCGCCCGAAAGGCCGACATGGACGGGATCAGAGACTCGTAGTCTGTACCGGACTCCCTGACCCTTGGACAGTCCGCTGTTGAGTACGTAGGGATGGGACTTGGTCTCTCCTGGGCCCCCCAGCCCACGCAGTACAGGATCACCATAGCTGTACCCTCCATCGAGGGACCATGAGATCTCGACCCGGGCACCCTCCGAGAGGGGATGTGGTCCTACTCCTGACGTGATATGAAAGCTCGCCCGCGGGATCACCATTCCCCTTGGGAACCCCGACAGTATTCCACTCTCTACATGCCAGATCAGTGGATCGCTCCCCTCCAGAAAGTACGTCCCACTGATGTTATATAGTTCTCCCGTGTACTGATCCCCAATCAACCACCTATCGAACATCCGCAGGGACTTCATTCCCTTCCAGTTCTCCCTGTTGTACGACACCCGCTCGTTCCACTCCCCGGTCGAGATGTTGTGCTCCCAAGTCCACCGGCCCGGACAGGTCACCGCCCAGAACGCGCTCTTGTCATACATATACACATAGGCCACTATATTGTTCCGGTCCCCGGCGAGTACCGCGGTCTGGATAGCCCGGCTCACATCATTCGTCGAGATAGGTACCGGAGTATAGCCATTCAGACTATACACTACGAAGTCATCCCCGACCCAGATTAACTGGTTCGCCCAGCCCGACTCCCAGCCCGCGATCGCATGAGTCCCCACGATACCTCTTGGGATCGTGACTTCGCGCGCGAGCGGGAACGGTGTGGTGCCAGCATCCCGGTAAACCGCTGTCCACTTGTCCCCGAAGTAATACAGCCTGCCCGAGTATCGAACGACCCGGCGACCTATCAGGCCCTGTTCAGTATTGAATGACAGGGCGTTCACTGTGATATCGTTCAGATCCGAGGCCCAAATCTGTCCATTAGCAAATGACCAAATAAAGTATCCATCAAAATCGCACACGCTCGTTGGACTGGCCGGGAGATCAGGATCGGCGAATGCTGTTGGGGCGGACGCAGTAAACAGATTGAAACAGCCCGCATTGCACACTACTAGCAGATCGTTCGTGGCCTTGTTGTTCCGTGCCACGGTGACTGGATCGGTCCCGGTGAGCGCCCCAATGTCCACTATCGTGAAGGCACTATTCAAAGACAGCACCCTATTGTCCAGTATCCACAGCGCCAGCGATCCCGTGTCTAGGAAGCCCCGCGTATGCACGTAGGTGCCCGTGACCGCCAACCGCTCGAGCCCGGGCGATCTCTTGTGAATGATATCTGACGGCGTGCCCACCAGCGTCTTTTCGGCAAAGGCATTGATGAGCCGTCCCCCGGACTCCTGTGGAGCCTGGCCGGGCGCTGACGTTGGCGGAAACGTGATAGGTGTCGGCATTAAAAGTACTCGTTCTCCAGCACTCCATACGTGGGGTCGCTGGCTGTCACCCGCATGAGCACCTGCTGGTAATGATCCTTGATATTTGGATCATAGTTCTTACCACCCAGCGAAGCACAGACATTCCCTAAGAGCCCGGCGAGTGCGTCAAACCACTCACTCGGTATCTTGTCATCATTGACGACCTCGCAGATCCCATCCGACGCGAGCTGCATAAGCAGGGGATCAATGCTGTCATCGAACCGCTGTGCATACTCGGCCTCGAGCACCTGCCCGGTCCCGACGATGTTCAGCTTCTCCGCCGCCTCGCGGATCAACTGGGCGCGTGTCTTAGTTATGTTCATACTGTCACCACATCTAGAGCAAGGGTCAGCCTGGTGAACGTCGCTACGCTATCCACATTGATCCGCAGAGTATCACCGGCCGTGATCGTAGTGTTCCACCCCGTCAGTACGGCATCCTGATAGCTCAGTCCCCCTGAGATCGTTGGCTTGGCCGAGGCCGTGATCGTGTCGGCCACTGTGGGTGGATAGTTAGCGAAGGTATCCTTCCAGATGTCGATGACGATACTGCCTGTCTGGTCGCCCATCAGCGTCACTCGGGAGATCGTGCCCGAGAAGGGCACCAGAAAGTCAGCTTTGATACCCGTAGAGATCGGAGCACCCGTCAGGGGAATGGATATAAACCTGACTCTCTGGTTAGACTGTAGTTGAACACCGCCCGCTCCCGTGAAGCCGAGCCCGGCTCCAAGAGTCAACTCCTCGACCACACCCACTCCACCCGTGTCCCGCCCAAGCAACCTGTCCGCCGTGATGTCCGGCAGGTCTGCGAGCGTGGCTACTACACCCGTCGCGGCAAAGGTGTACGTCCCGCCGCTCTTGGTGATAACCATCCCACTCCCAGCTATCACATTGGCCGGGAACTTGGCGAGCATCCGCGCCCGGATACTGGGCTGACTCGAGGAGAAGATAGTCATTGGTTAGCCCTTCTTGGCCGTGCTCGAAGATGTCGCAACTGGAACGGGCTCGCCCGGCTTTGGGACTGGACCCTGTGCCGATTGCTGAGATGGGGGCACCTGTAGTGCCGGTTTGGCCGGTGGTTTCTGCTCTGCCATTTCTCTCTCCCAAGATAGAAGGGGGCACTATGCCCCCTCCCCGTTACACGTTAGGCTTCGTGAACCAGACCGAGATCATTGAGTCTCCAGCGGAAGCTCCGCTGGTGATCTGCGCCCACACATCCAGGTCCGCCGTCAAGGGCTGAGTTACGTTGGTGAGAGCCTGAACGAAGCTCGCAGCAATCGTATTCAGTCCGGATGCGATGTTGTTGGGAGTAGTTCCACTCCCTCCAACTGTCACACCCATAGCCGCCGCGGTCGCATACGCAGTCACGACCCGATGGTTGACGCCCTGGATAACGGCCCCGATCGGCAGAGTGCCGATCTTCGACGTGACTGCAGTACCCGCCGCGAGCGTAGTGATACGCCCAGCGATATACTGCATCATTTCGTAGCCCGCCTCGCGGGCGGTAGTCTGAGAGTTCAGTTGGCTTACCATTGTCATGCCTCCTTAATCAGCAGACGAGGCATAGAACCCAGTCGCCACACCCCACTGCTTGAGGTTGGTTCCTGTGTTCGGATGCTTCTTGAACATCTTCGCCACACCGTAGGCCATCTCGATGCCCACGCCAGTGATGAAGCCGTAGTCATCTTCCTTACGGAAGGTGGGCTTGGCCATCTGGCCCCAGCCAAACACGGCGGCCTGCTGTCCACAGAGGAACACCGGCTCGCAGCGGTTGCTCGAGGCGCCTGCGGTCAGGAGGCTTGTCCAGACGTTAGACACGAAGGTAGAGATCTCGGGGACTTCCCGAACGATCACTCCATCGTAGATCTGATCGCCGTCTTGGAAGATGGGGTTCTTCAGGCCCGCCGCTTCACGCGGCCGAGCGTCTTTGTTGATGGTCTCGAGCGAGATCTTGAGATCCCGGAACGAGTTCGTGCCCGCGAAGCAGATGAAGTGTTCATACCCGTCCGCAGTCCTATACGGCCGGATACGAGGAGAGGCAAGCCTAGCCTGCCGCTTGAGCAGGCTCAGGTTTGTCGCGGTGAACTTGTCCGCTGTGGTGTCGAGGTTGCCCAGCGAGGTCACGAAGTTGCCCGCGCTGAGGTTCGACGTGAGCGCACCGAACACGATGCGGTCACTGTTGGCATCCTGCCAAGTCGAGCGCTGGGCAGCGGTCGCCAGGTCGAACTGGATACCGTTCACCCGCACACCAGTAGATGACGTGGGCAGGGTCTCCGTGGGGAGAGCCATCAGCGCGGCGATCAGCTCGTCCCGCTGAAGTTCCTTGCCCCAATCACTCAGAAGGGGCTTGGCCTCGCCGAAGATATCCGCCGAGTCTTTGTGGCTTTCGGCCTTGGTCGTGACGACCGCGTGCCTGGCCCACTCCATTCTGAGGCGCATACCGTAGTTGTCGATCTTCTCCTCGTTCCCAACCAGGGTCCCGGTTGCGACACCGGCACCACTGAGCTTGGTCACGAGGGGAATGTTCATATCCTCGCCGCCGGACTTCAGCTCACTCCGGACGCGAATGATAGCAGTCAGGCCCTCGCCCATGTAGGGAGAGAACATATTCTCGCGAACAAACTCACGGTTGATATCCTGAGTGAACTTGATGAGTTTGTTATTACTGTCGATGACTGTCACAGCCATGGCTGCAACCCTTTCTTAACTCGATATGGCTGGGCAAATCATTTGCCAACCATATCATCGCCTCATCGCATAATCCCAGAGGCTGGCATCACTCATGTCACCCGCTCGGCCCTCGGTATTACCCGCTGCGGCCGTCGTTTTCGAGAGTGATGGGGGAAGTTTAGTCACGGAAGGACGGGTGGCAGCACCCGCACGGACCTTCTCCAGCAGTTGAGACTGGAACTGTGGATCAGCAAGCTTCGCCTCGAGTTGCTTCTCGAACCATGCAGTAGGATCGTCCCCGACCGAACTGAGTACGTTCTGTCGCTTGTGCCACTGCACCACCGCATCGTAGCGATTGGGTGATTGCACTACCCTCTCGTAGTCGGCGGGGTCGAGCGTCATGTCGTCCCTGGCCTGCAAGAAGGCCGCTTCTGCTGCGGTCACCTTGTCAGTACCGTGGAACTGCTCCGCCATCATCTTGCCCAGGTACATCGTTGTTCGTCTCTGCTCTTCCGCGAACGGCTGCAGAGCCCGGTTGATGATATCCTGGGTAGCCTGGTCCGGGTTTTCGAAGAAGTCGGGCTTTTTCTGTGCCTGACGCATATGTTCAGCCACTTGATTGAGTCGGGCCTCCAACGCGGCGGCACGACTCTCAGCCTGACGTCTCGCCTCGGCCTCCTCTCGGAGGCGCCACGAGGGAACACCCGGATCAGTTGGCTCCGCCGGTGGAGGTACTGTCGGTGCCGCCTCAGCAGGTACTTGGGGCGGAACCGTTCCCTCCACCGTCTCCGGTGGCGGAGCTGCGGGCGCGAGCGCCTCTTGAAACATTTCTTGCTGTGCTTGCTCGGGAGTCTGTTCGTCTGCCATCTTACATCCTTCTCCGCACTGTCGTCGCGGTAACGAAGTCCAGGCTATCGCCCTGGACGGCGAGGCACTGTATCGCCAGTGCTAGCGTTTTCCTTTGTATTCACCTGATCGGAGCCTTGCGAGGATCGCTCCTGCAACCCTAGCTCCAGCCTCCTTGGAGCCATATCGCCTTCCGGCGGACTCCTCGATCTTGGAGAAATTCTTGCCCGGCTTCCCTATGTCCTTGCCGTGCGCGGCCGCTTTCGCGGAATAGGAGTTTGTTGCCATCATCGTCCCCTATATCCACCAGACTTCAGTCGATCTATTCCGCCCCGGCGCTTGCTCATGCCCGCCTCGTTCAGGGCGATCGCTATGGCCTGCTTGCGGTTGGTCACAACAGGCCCACTCTTCGAGCCGCTGTGAAGTTCGCCCGCTTTGAACTTGTGCATCTCTTGCTCGACACCCTTCGAGCCTTTCTCTACAGGCATCGTACCCTCCTATGGCCTGATCGCGGCACCGAAGACGTGCCAGCCCAATAGGAAGAACAGAATGAACAGAAACGCACTGTTCCCCCATATCCAGTTCGGGTTCGGAGTCATCCAGCCCCAGAAGCCATAGATGAGCCACAGGAGCATGAGCAGCCAGAAGATCAAACCGAAAGTAAGCATTTTAGCCTCCGTTGTTTGCTACGCCCGCGAATAGTCCTCGGGGATTGAAATATCCCTGGAACGAGGGCACCATTCCAGAACTCTGCGTGGTCTGGCCAGGTAGGGTCATTGGTAAGCTGGCGAGCGATCCGGGCGCGCCAAAGATCGGACGCTGTGGGGGCACTTGTGCCTGCGAGGGCAGTTGCCCAGGGGGCACTTGTCCCGGAGGCAGTTGCCCCGGAGGCATTACCCTTGGCGGTTGCACATAGGGTTGTGGGCGCTCCGGCCCCGGCCCCGTCTGAGGTGGCGGCGCATTCAGGGCCGGTGGTCCGCCAGCCGGAGGTGCGCCAGTGGGCGGCATATATCCAGCAAATGGGTTCATTTGGTAGCTCCCTTCGGCTTGGCCGCAGCCTGCTGTCGCATCTGTTGCATCTTCTGCTGATGGGCCTGTTCGGACTGACGTATCTTCATCATACTCTGCAGGGCATCAGTCTTGATCTTGTTCTCGGACTGTATCCTATTAGTCTGCAGATCCATGAACTTACTGTGAGCGTCAATCCGGGCCTTCTCTTTGTCGCCCTCGATCTTGGCCATGCCCTCAGTCATCTTCATTCGATGCTGATCCTGGGCCATCGCAGCGTCCATCTGGCGCTCGACTATCCCGTGCGCGCCGCCCTGTGCGACTTCCCGGGCCTTAGCAAGGTTCAGTTGTGTCTCGGACTGTGTCTTGCCTACGTTCGCAGTCTCTGACTGGAGGGCAATCTGTTTGGCCTGTTCAGCGGCCGGATCTGGCTTCTGAAGGATGGCCAGCAGCTTCCGTTTAGTGCTCGCGCCCACGGGGGAAAGTTCAATGAGGATCTCTGGCGGGACCTTTGCTCCCTGAGACGACAGTGCGATAAGGGTGTCATACGCGTCTCCCATCTGGTTAACCTCGTCTGGCCCCTCATCCAGTATAAAATTCACGTCCAACTGCCCCACCGAGTTGACGAGCCTGGGCAGGCCCCACTGATCCACTCCCACACCATTTATCTGTATCTGCTGCGCCAGACCCTCATCATCCGTGACCCTGATCCACCGTTCCGCAGTCCAGTACCGCTGTACTTGCGCCCAAATGGCCCGGTAGATCCGCAGTTTCCAGTTTCGTACGCCTACCACAAAAGGACCAAGCTCGGCGATCCCCGCTTGTTGCAGCAGGTTGATCGCCCGCCCGGACTTGTACTCAAGTCCCTGCCCTATCAGCGCCGGGTTGGGTCCGAAGTTCTCAATCTCGTTCTTGGCATCCTCGAGAAACTTCAGTTGGCCCTCGACGTTAGCCATCCTGGCCGCGTCGTCGAACTCCATCTCGAAGCCCTTGTTGTAGATCACAACACCGTCTGGTCGAACGGCCTCTCTCCGAGTGAGTTCGATGTCACTGAAGGCGCCGTCCTCGGCCTTGATCCTTCGGGACATCAGCTCGTGCAGGCCCTTCGATCGCCTCTGGTTGATTTCGTCCTGGCTACTCCGCAGTCCGCGCACGAAACCGTAGCGATCTCCGTCGTGATCGACAAAGCTCGAGAACATGATGTACTTGCAGATCTTAGTGTTCTTCTCGTCGTAGAAGTATCCGTCGCCCTCGTCAAGCTTCATCCCTCCGGTGAACATACACCAGCACCATCCACCCTGGCTCTTGTACCATATGTCCACTATGCGGATGCGCTTGAACTCTGTACTGGTCTGAAACCAGCGTCGTTCACGATCCGGGCTCGATGTAAGGTCCGAGCCCTGGCCGCTCTGCATGAGGTTGTCCAGCTCGCTCGCTTTTTCCGGGAACATATCTTTAGCATCGTCCAAATCGACCCACTTTCCCTGACCCATATAGCGTGCATCAGAGAAGTCGTGCATGTACGAGCGCGGATCGTAGAAGAAGCTGTCGGGCTGCACGAGCGCGAACCCAATATCTCTGTCACCCTTTTCACCCTCCACGAGCATCATCTCTATGCCGCCAATGCCATCTACGGCCGCGTTCTCAGTGGCAAACGGAAATTTGTCTTTCTGCAGATCGTTCTCAAGCACGTACCGGACCACCGCCGTTGCCAGTTCGGCACCCCCTTCATCCGTAGCACGTGGGTTCCGAGCATAGGCCTTTGGCGATTGCCGAAGCTTCTCCATCAGCCCCACGATACTGTCGATCTTCCGACCTATCCGGTTGTACGTCACTACTGGCTGTTTGCGCTTGTTCAGGGTCTCGACCTGCGAGACCGTCCACTGT